TCAATGGCGTACCAGGACATTTGCCTAAACGTCACCGATCTCCTCCTGGCCCATCGCTTACGCAAGAGTCACTATCAGCGTTTTAAGCAGCCACAGGCATCTTCCCGTTCTTTAGTAGCTGTTTCCTAACCGCTTCCACGTTCCAACGATACCCATCCCGTGAACGGGTTTCGGGAAACGCTGCGAAGTGCGGACCCAGTTTAAGGGTGCCGTCGTCGCGGTATTTGAAGAGAGTTTGGCGGTCGATGCCGAGAAGTTCTTCGGCACGTTGGACGGGGACCCATCCCCTGACTTTGGTCATGGCGCGAGAAAACGCGTGCCTTCACAAGGTATCGACCCTTCACGACCTGTCAAGCTTCTTAAGCCAAGCTTCAGCTTTTTGTTGTGCTTGGATACAAGTGTGGGGAAATTAAAATATATTAACGGCAACTAAAGAGTATGTTCAATTGTGAACAGGATCCCCTCGCCCTGCTCATTGAATTAACTCCAAAGTTAGCAAAGAAACGTTATCGACAGTCAATCTACGAAGCCTGGGATTCAAGGTGTGGCTATTGCGGAGAAGACGCCACATCTCTTGATCACATTATTCCCAGGTTTCGTTCTGGTTCCAGCAACCGTCATAATTTAATTCCAGCTTGTCGGCGCTGCAATACAAACAAAGCCAGCTCCAAAATGGAAGATTGGTATATGCAGCAAGACTTTTTTACTCAGGCTAGGATGGATAAAATCAAGGCTTGGATGACCCAAGAGTCAATCGACATTGCCACCGTTTCAGTAACCGCGTTAGGATACGCTGCCTAAAATGTCCATTTTTTATGATCCCGCAAGTAGAAAATGGAACGTTACGTATGAAAAAACAGATTACGTAACTGATAATGCAACTCTTGCACAGGTGTATGGAATTGATCTAAACATGCTACAAGATCGATCTTTGCGCGACGTAGCGATGCCAGACAACATTGATAACTGGGGTGACAGAGCTTGGGCAAACCGCGTAAAACAAAGTGTTAATGCAGAAAATCAAAAACGAGCACTCGCACGTAAAGAGCAAAGTGATAATGCGGCTTTAAATGCTTTCAATAAAAAAAAGAACGATGCCTATGACAAAACAATTGCAGTTGCCAGCAGCACAAAAGGTGGTGACTATGTGGCACAACGCGATCCATTGCTTTCTCAAATTAATGCCCTTGGCTTAGACAAAAATTTTAAAGATAATATTAATCAAAATTTCCGTAATTTTTATGTCACAGAAAAGCTTCAAACATGGGATGGTAATAAATTAGGGGCTAAACCTCCATATGGTGATTTCAATCCCACGTACTATAAAGAACAGAATTCAGATGTTGCGCAGGCTTGGAAGACAGCGCAAGCCATTGACGATGTTGATGTTACAGAGCGTTATGGTGAAAATCAGTATTATTTATGGCATTACACGACACAAGGAAAACCCTCGGGTAAACGCGGAAATCCTGCCGAGCTGGCTGAACAGGCAAAGGCTTATGTAGAGACAAAGCCAACAGATAAAGATTTGCAAGCTGTTCGTGACCTGCAATTAAACATAGACACAGGTACACAATCACAACGTTTGCTAAATATTCCTGAAATTGCTAAAGAGTGGGAAAAAGCCAAACGAGAAGATCCTTACTGGCGTCAATTAGCAAAAGATAATTATCTTGATGTAAATAAACCGGATGAATTTGTAACTCTTTTTAGGATCTCAGAAAGACCAGAAGATAGACAAGTAAGTCTTAATTACAACATTAACGCTGGTTATGGTATCACTGAACTTGAAGATGCATTAAGCCAGGCGGTTGGCGAAAAAGCGACAGTAGACGTAAAACGTTTTGGTGCCCTTGCTCAAGACGTTTTAAAAGAAACAATTGCTGAAATGAAACAAGCAAAAGTAAAAGAACAAATGCTTGGCTTGTTAGGAGGTTTTGGTGGATTCAGTGAAATCATGGATATCAATAAAGAATTGAGTAATACAATTCTTGGTGATACAGGAATAGGTGGTTTATTGTCATTTACTTCGGCAGGAAAAGCGGAAGAATCACTAGAAAAAAATCTGCAAAATATTACAGGAGTACGAAACAACACCACATATAACTGGCAACAGTGGTTTGATAACGAATTAAAAGAACGTTATCAACAAGATTTAGAACTGGGCTACACAGATCAAGAAGCAGATGAAAAAATAAAAATTGAAGGCGACTTTGCCCGTCAGTTTATTGATCAATATTTAGTGCCCAGATTTAACACGTCTCGTTCTATGGATGAGTTTGTTGAGTATTTAGATATTCGCCAAGAAGAACAAAACCCCTTCCAGACCCAAGACATGGTTAATGCCGTTAGTCTTGTTGCAAATTTAAGGGCACAACAATATTTAGATCAAATCAAAACAATTGGAGACCGTTATTTTGATTCTGAGTTTTATTTCAATCCCACCGGAAATCGAGCCCGTGAGTCAAACTATGCAACACAAGCAGAGACCGTTGCCAAAGATTGGGAAGCTGCCAAGAATGGCGATCCATATTGGGCGCAACAAGCTTATCGCTTTGGCATTGATCTCAATGACAAAGATGCTTTTGCCCGTATTCATTTCCAAGTGAAGGGACAAGGACAAGGCTTTGATGCAGCCAAAGATATTCTTACGGCGGGTGGCGTGCAAGATGAGATTTACAACAACATTCTCCCGGCTTTAAAAGAGGAAGCCTTAAAGCAAGGTTCAGTTTTTGGTCAGTTTATTACACCGGAAGAATTTGCTGATGAGATGTTGCGTGGGTTGGATCCCAATGACAAATCAACATGGGAAGAAGTTCTTCAGCGTTATGGTTTAACTGATTTTAAAGGAACAGTTGATGAATTAAAACAGTATGTTATTGAAACTCTTCGTACTGGATCCGCGCAACAAATTAGGGAAGAAATTAAATATCTAAATGAAAAACGTCAAAAACCAACTCAACAGTTGTTGGGCTTAACTTACATTGAACGACCCGAGGACTATAAAGATGAAATGGCAAAACCTCAGACTGAGCTATACAAAGTATTTCAAGGTGCCGGATACCAGGGTACAGAAGATGAGTTTTATCAAAACTTCTTCCCTGATCTAGATCGTTCTGAGCAAACAATATTAACCAAGGCCGGCAGTGATCAAGCCCTTAAAACATATGGGCTTGACCTTGGCGACCCGTTTGCCTCTTTAGGAACCATTGAAAGTTTCCTTGACGAAGGGGATACAAAAACAGATACGACTACTGACAAGTCCTCGAGTTTCTTCCGTTTAGGATTAGGTGAAGATGAAGAAGAACCTGAGTACAAGACAAAAACGGGTACTCAAATTCTCGGTGAATTTACATCAATGTTTAAAGGACTCTGATGGCTGACAAACATAAAAAAGCCGCTGCAGCCGCAAAGCGATACAAGAAAGAAGACATGGCTTGCAATAAGCCGCAGCGTGCGCCCAAGGGCGATAAGCATAAGTATGTGGTGAAAGCTTGCCAGGAAGGAAAAGAAAAGATTGTTCGTTTTGGTTTGCGAGGATATGAAGACTATCTTCAGCACAAGGATGAGGGAAGACGTGCTAATTTCAAAGCGCGGCACAACTGCTCCGAGAAGAAGGACAAGCTGACTCCCGGCTGGTGGGCCTGCAATTACAACTGGTAACTACCAATGGCACGACCTAAATCCACTGCATTCGTCAAACTTGAGTCCAAGCCTAAGCGCACAAGACAAGGACAGGGCCGAAATTCTTTACCTAATCACGGACGCAAAAAGCTTCGCGGTCAAGGTAAATAAATTGTGTATGATTGGGGGTAATAATAGTTACCCCCATGTCCGACTTTTCGCATGCGATTAACTTAATTCGCAAATACGAGGGTTTTAGCGAAAAGGCGTACCCAGACTTAACCACTGGCGGTGAACCTTACACCATTGGTTATGGCACTCAGTTTTATCCAGACGGATCGCCAGTAAGACCAGGGCAGCGCTGCAGCAAAGAAAAAGCGTTGCAATACTTGTTTTATGAGGTCCAGATTATTGATACGCAGCTTGCCAAGCTGAACTTAGGCTTGGACGATTGCATGCGTCAGGCTTTAATTTCATTTATTCATTCGATTGGTTGGCAGCCCTTCCTCTACAGCTCCATCATTGATGCGATGGAAACGGAAGATTTCTGCACGGCGACCAGGGAAATGTCTAGTTGGATTTTTGACGCCGAGCACAAAGTCATCGGAGGCCTCTTGGATCGACGCAGAGAAGAGGTTGCCTTATTCCTACAAGAGATCGATGCCAACCCCTGGGCGTCCACAGAGGTTCTTCTGACGGCGTTCAGAAACTATACCGCTGCTCCCCACGAAGTCAAAGCTATTCGAGAACTGGAAGACAACATCAGTCCTTACGTTCTGTCTAAATTTGCCAACGACTTTTGCATTGACGGCAGCCCCTGGGATGAATTCAACCAAGAGGAATTGGACGCCATATTTGCCACATAGCCTTAGAATAATTAATACAAGAGCCGCGAAGTGGAATGGAGCGTTCCGTTGAACCCCGTGAGTTTCAACTTCCACTGGAACTCCAATTTTCCATGCGGAAAGCTGAGATTGCAGCCCAGGAGATGACCTGGGATCAGCTATACGCTGCTCTCTTGAATCTCTACCATCAACGCCTAATGGAATGGCACGCTGTCAAAGCCATTCTTGCGGATGAAAATATTGAACTGGACTGGGATTTACCCACTGATTTAGAGCTGTACGAACTCGCCGCCGCTTGCATGGTCGACGACGAGGACGAAGAAGACGACGAATATCAACCGTTCTGAACTTCGTCGAGATCAATCAAGCGATCCAGGTACCACCGTGCCTTCTTCAGTGATTCTGTCCCGCCTTTATGGCGCTCACGCCAAATATATTTCATGCAATTCGCCTTGCAGTAACCACGGAATTCTTCGTTGGTTAAAGCCGCCTCAATGGCTTCGATGCATTCAATGCCCCCATCGGTGTAATGCGATGGGTGATTTACAGTATCCTCCGCAATCTTGGGAGGCTCCTCAATCGTAAATACCGGTGTGGTTGCCCAGGGTACTGGACAAACACCCCCTGGACAATCACTAATTAATTCGTCGTCTTCTACCGGCGCAAACCACGGCGCTTCAGAGACTCCTCCATCATTTCCTCCGTCGGACCTTCCAGTTCCAGCATCAGAGCCTTGGGCTTGGGACTTGCCCCCAGTGCCATTCCCTGTTCCGCCGAGGGAATGTAACCCGTCAGACCCGGACGATCCATTCCTTCCAGGTTTAACGGATTCCGCTCCAGTCCCTGCTCGCATGCTGTCAGTCCACGATTGTACATATCGTACAACGGAACATCATTCTCTTGGTTGTCGATGGGTGCACCAAAATCTTCTTCTTGATCCAAACACCGGCACTTCACTTCATCCTGCACAAATGCATCCAAGAATGCAGCCGCCTGGTTATGCATGATATCTAAGGCTTGATTTATTCCTTTTACAATAATACTATGGCAAATTTCTTTGATCCCACCTACGATCCCAGGCAGGACTCCGGATCTTCAGGTGTTGAAGTATCTGATCTAAATCCTGAAAAGATTTATGACACAGATTTACGGCGTTTACCAGTAGATGAAAGACTTGCTGCCGAATCTGTCAACAACAAGCAAGAACGTGTTGCCAAATTTATGCGAGCAGCTAAAACCGCTGGAGCCTATCGGCAGCGAGCTGGAATTGCTGAACCTACGATCCGTGGACGCACTCCACGTAATCCAGCGTTTATCGACGGTACTGAATTGCCCAGCCTTGGGGACACGATTGGTACCGCCGGTAGTACAAACTACGCCAATAAACCACAACCGCGCTTCGGTCGTCCGTTTGGCTGATCAAACCTGAGATAACACAACCTCGGGGGGTTGATCTTGATATTTACCCTTGCGATCTTGGTAGCTAATTTCACACGGAGCCCCTTGATAAAAGAGGAGCTGCGTGATCCCTTCATTTGCGTAAATCCTGTTAAACAAACCAGTGCAATTGCTGATTTCCAACGTCAAATAACCCTCCCAACCACTTTCAGCTGGAGTGATATTGACCAGGATTCCCGAACGAGCATACGTAGACTTACCAACCGCAACCACGGTTACATCACGTGGAAGCTTCAGTCGTTCTTGTGCCACTCCTAAACAGTAACCATAAGGAGGAAGCAAGAAATATTGCCCCCGTTCATCCTCTAAAAGTTCAGCAGGTTTAAGAATGTCAGGGTCAAAGTCCTTTGGATCGCAATCACCGGCTTGAACTTTGCCAAAAATCAAGCATTGGCTGGGAGAAAGGCGGATGTCATAGCCATAGGAACTAAGCCCATAGCTTAAAAGGCGGCGTCCATCTTCTTCACTAACGACATGATCTACGAAAGGAACGATCATGTCTGCTTCTTCGGCCAAAGTCTTGATTTGCCAGTCCGCCAGTACCGTCATAGCTGCGTTCAATCGTCTTTCAGTATACAAAATCAGTGCAGAATTCGGCCCTTGTCTGAATAAATGTCAATGAATCGCTCGGTTGCTTCCGTTGCTGTGTTCACAGGAGGAAGGTATACCAAAAACGACGTGCAGGTCTTGTGCTTACTTACACCATCACTGGTGTTCTTTAGCAGTGTTGGGGCAGTACGCAAGATGCAGATAGGAAAATCAAAAATTTTCTGTTCGTATCGGATCATGTCCGGGCAGTTTGTAAAGTACAAACCCTGCTCAATCTCTTGCGCCAGCCAAGAACGGTACAGCTTTCGAAACCAGACGGCATGGGAGGAAACCAACGTTGGTGACGTAGACCGCGTCATCTTCCACCGTTGCGTTTTACGCTCCCAAAAGTAGGTGCCACTAGGCGGAAATAAATAAACACTCCCGTACCATTGCTGGGCATTTAGACCATCGTCAGATGGAGTAAAAAATTCTTTTGCCTCAACGTACTGATTAGCAACCTTTGAGCTGGCCACATCCAAATCGATGCCCTCTAGCAGAGCATGAGCAGCTGCAGCCAGATCATAGTTTGTGATCAACTCACGATCTTCAGCGTGAGAGCGGATGTCTTGAATTGGCATCAGCTTTCGGATACGCGATTGTAATCAATTTCGCAATACCGCAGTCCTTCTTTGTCATTTATTAAATATCCAGCTTTTTCTTCGGGGTCAATCTTCTGTGCAGCCTCTAAAATCCGACGAAACGTCTCAGCCATGTCACCGTTGTTCTCCCGTTCACACTCCTCTTGAGCTGCGTGAAGCTCTTTGAGTGTCAAGAAGAACATCGACCGAGCCATGTTCTCAGGTTGAAACACCATGACCCCTGGCCCTTCACAAGACCACATCTTGGAGTAGTGCTCACCCATGTCGCCAAGAATCAGACGGACTGTTGCGTCCAGCATCTTGGCTTTCGTCTCGTCCAACTCAGGACCAATCACAGATGCAATCAATTTTTCGCGACGATTCATGGCTCTAACAGTCCTTGCCTGGCTAACGATTCAATCAGTTTATAGGTCGGCTGGTATAAAACGACCATTTTCCCAAGAACACCACGTTTTTTTGTCAGTTTCCCTTCTGCATCACGAACCTTGTCCAATTCACCAGACCTGATAAGATACTCGGCCACACATCGGAGTCGTCGCTTAAGCGGCAACTCGGCCTGCGGAAATTTACCGCAGATCGTATCTGGCTGCATGTCACGAAAAGCAAGGCGCAAACGATTAGCCAAGGTCATATTGGAATTAGCGTCTTCTTCTTCATAATTTCTTAAGTTTTCGAGGTATCTTTGGAGTGTCGCATCATCGAACGAACCTTCAGGTGGCATGAACCCTTCCACTTGCAATGCAAGGGATTCCGGCAGAAGTTCTTGGCAGTTCTCCAGCGTAATGATGGAAATATCAACGCCCCTGAATCGATGTGCCATCATTCCAAAGCACCAAATCCACTGGAGCGATACAGCCGAACATTATTTTTTTGATGATCCGTCACATCCATATCCCTGTTTTTGGCAAAAGAACGCACCAAGTTGTTCCAGGGGATGCGAATGACTGCCTTCTTGGAAGGATTGGGACAGGCATTGACATAATGAATGCCTTCAACCCAGCCTTTATCTGGTGTTTTACGTCCAATCGCCATCCAGTTCCGCAAGGTTTGATCGGAAACATTCAGGCGCCTGGCACATTCTTCGGTCGAGATGTACTCGTCGGCATAAGCTTCAGGATTTAGAACGTCTGTTTCACCATTTTCATAACGGCTATGCCACATGGACGCCAAGATGTTGCGAATACCCTTCAGTTCCCATGCAACGTCTTCTAATCCTTTTCTAATGCCGTGAACCATGACAACAAACTTGCTAGTTAGATGCTAACGTGTGGGAAAACAGTTTGCTTCCAATGGAAGATCAAATTCCGCCTAGCCAACCACCGGCGCCCCCTCAAATCACACCGGAACAATTAGAGGAAATGAAGGCGCGTGCCAGGGAAATGGCGATTCAACAAACCTTGGCGCAACAAGCGGCTACCCCTCAGGCTCAGCCTCAAGTTATTTATGTGCGCCGCAATTTAACAGTTGCAGAATTACTGTTAGTTTTCCTTGTATCTTGCGGTATTGTAACCGGAATTCAATGGACATGGAATATGGCAACCAATCTTTTACCACGAATTGAGATTAAAGTGCGGTAGAAAAAGAGATTTATAATTAAAGGTAAGAATCTGGCGTAATTGTAGGTGTCAAACAGAAGAATCAGCGAATTTCCTGCAATTGAAGGGCTCGATATCAACGAGCAGGATTTGATGACGCTTGTCCACGTCTTTGAGGTGGACCCGACGCTTCGTAATAAGAAAATTACCTTTACTCAGTTTCGTAATTATTTAGATCAATATTACGCCAATATTACCGGTGAAGTTTTTCCGGGTAACGTCACAATCACCGGAAACTTAACGGTTAGTGGCGCAACTTCTCTTAATACAGTCACCAGCTCAGGCCTTGCCACCTTCAGCGGTGTCATTGTCCAAAATAATCTGACAACCACTGGCACAATCAGTGGCACAACGATTACCGGAAACACGGCACGTTTCTCGGTTGTCACGGGAGTTTCTGGCACTTTCACCAGTCAACTATCTGGCGCCACAATTACTGGCGACACTGTCAGAGTTAGCAATATCACCGGGGTTTCAGGCGTCTTTACGACAGCCCTCAGCGGCGCAACCATTACAGGCGATACGGCTCGCTTCGCCAACCTCACTGGTGTTTCGGGTACATTCACCAGTCGTGTCTCTGGTGCAACCGTTACCGGCGATACGGCTCAATTCACCAATCTCACTGGTGTTTCCGGCGTTTTTACTTCGCAGCTTTCGGGTGCAACCGTTACCGGTACCAACGCAAACTTCACGACCGGTACATTCCAAACCATTGTTGCAGGCAGTCATACAACCACAGGTAACTTAACGGTTTCTGGTGACCTGTCCGTTAAAGGATCCGGTTTCTTTAGCTCCGGCGTTCAAATTACCGGAACACTGAGTGGTACAACGGTTACTGGCACCAGTGCTCAGTTTACTTCCGGCACATTCACTAATCTCAGCGGCACTTTAATTAGTGGCGTCAGCGGTGTTTTTACGACCCAACTCTCTGGCGCAACGATTACAGGCGATACGGCGCGTGTATCGACAATCACTGGTGTTTCCGGTGTCTTTACCACAAACCTCAGCGGCGCAACGATCACTGGCGACACAGTTCGTGTCAGCACGCTCACTGGTGTATCTGGCGTTTTCACCTCGCAACTATCTGGGGCAACAATTACAGGAGACACTGTTCGTGTAACAAGCCTCACTGGAGTCAGCGGTGTTTTCACAACCCAACTTTCCGGGGCCACCGTCACTGGCGATACGGCACGGTTTAGTTCTCTTACCGGTGTATCAGGTGTTTTCACCAGTCAGATTTCTGGTACCACAATTACTGGCGATACGGTCCGCGTGACAACAATCACCGGTGTTTCAGGAGTCTTCACTTCTCAAATTTCTGGTGCCGTTATTACAGGTGACACTGCAAACTTCACCACATTAACGGCTGAAACGGCAACGATTACAACTGGCATTGTCAAACAGAACATCACAGTCACTGGCAACATTGCAACCAGTGGCACGCTATCTGTTGGACAAACAGCAACTATTGCTTCTGGCTTAACAGTTACTAGCGGTACTGTCAGCGGCGTTACTTTTACTGGCACCACAGCTCAATTCACGCAAATAACCGGTGTCAACGGTGTCTTCACGACTGCTGTTTCTGGCGCCACACTGACCGGCAATACAGTCCAAGCGACTTCATTGACGGCGGTCAATGGCACGTTTACAACGCAAGTATCTGGAGCAACAATTACCGGCGACACACTTCGAGCGACAAACATAACCGGGGTCAACGGAGTCTTTACAACTCAAGTTTCAGGTGCAACCGTCACCGGAAATACGGGACGCTTTACGAATCTCACTGGTGTTTCTGGTATTTTTACCAGCACACTTTCTGGCTCTACTGTTACTGGTGGGACGGCACGCTTTGTTTCTGGCTTCTTTGATAACTTAACTGCTATCAACCAGACCTTTGCTGGTGACCAGACAATCAGCGGTAACTTCACCGTTCTGTCTGGTTTATTTATCTCAGGTCAAAGTTTCTTTAATAACAACGTTAGTGTTACCGGCACGATTAGCGGTCAAACAATCACAGGCACTACAGTTCAAGCCACAAACATTACGGGTGTCAACATTGTTGGCACGACTTTGGTTTCCGGAACCACTGTCACTGGTAACGCAGGTCAGTTCACAACGCTCACAGGCAACACCGCAGGCTTTACTACCATCACGGGTGCAACCGTCACGGGGACAACCGCGAATTTTGTAACTGTTTCTGGTACCACTGTCACGGGAGGCACGGCTCGCTTCACGACAGTAACCGGGATTAGCGGTGTATTTACAACTGCCATTTCCGGTGCAACCGTCACAGGTAACGCTGGTCAATTTACTACTCTGACAGGCGGCACTGCAGGTTTTACTACCGTTACTGGAACAACGGTTACAGGTACAACCGCAAACTTCACCACAGTTTCTGGCACCACGGTTACCGGAAATACTGCACGATTTACCAACATTACTGGCAGCACCCTTGCAATCACTACACCTTCTGGTGCAACTGCCGCCATCGTTTGCTCTGGCGTTGTTTCCGGTGGAACAGGTGGATTTATTATCCAGGGACCATTGGTGATCCTGCCTTAATTCCTTCAGTTAAAATTAAAAAACAAGAGCGAGTTTACAAATGCCTTACGGGATTTTGAAGGTTGATACCATCACGTTTACCGCTGGTGGCGTTGATACCAGCGTTTCGATTTCTGGTTTAGTTCAAAACCCGACGTTTACAGGAAACATTACGTCGACCGGAACGATCTCTGGGAATATTATCAGGGGTGGTACAACTGTTTCCGGAGCCACGGTTACCGGCACCGCAGGTCAATTTGGAACATTAACTGGAAATACGGCTGGCTTTACTACAGTTACAGGTACAACTGTTACCGGTGCCACTGCAAATTTCACAACGCTTTCTGGCACAACAGCCACAATTACGTCTGGCGTATTTGCGTCGGGCACGGCGGCTGCGCCGTCCGTTTCCGTTGGTACGACAACAAACGGGCTTTTTTCTTCCGGCGCAAATGAAGTAGCCATCAGCACTGGTGGGTCTGGGCGGTTGTTTATTAACAGCACAGGAAACGTGCTGCTGGAAAATATTACTTCTATTGATCCAAACTTCTTACTCCAATCAAATGCAAGCTCAACCGGGATAAAAGGTATCGGCGTCAACAATAATGGTGGCTATGGCGTTTATCTTACTTATGACAACACAGCTCGATATGGTGGCGGTGCTGCCGTAAGAAACATTGCCAATTCCCCGCTTATTTTTGAAACCAATAACACTGAACGAGTTCGCATTTCCGCAACAGGGCTCGTTGGCATAGGGTCTTCGACGCCTGGGGCTATTCTCGATGTTGCTCCTGACGCCAACCGTAATCTTCAAGTTCAAGGCAAAAGTGGAACAACGTATGGCTTGGAACTTAAAAATGGCACAGCGAATGTAGGCGGCGAGTTCCATATCACCGCAGCAAGCAGTGGTGGCGTTGTTTTTAATCGCGGCACTACTGAGATGGCGCGACTTAACCAAAATGGACTAGGGATTGGCACTACGACGCCTCAGAACTTGTTTGTTATCTCTAATGGCGGTGCCAACGGCTTGGAGTTTAATCCAACAACCGAAAGCGGGACCGCAAATTATGTTATCTCTTACAACCGAACTGCTGCTGCTTACAGAGATCTAAGATTTGATGCAGCGGCTACAAGGTTTGAGATTGGCGGAAATGAAGCGGCGCGAATTGATAGCTCACGGCGCTTGCTAGTGGGCACGTCTTCTACGTCTGCTGGTACTCGTGCAGTTTTTCAAGGTCAATCAGCCGGTGCAGGTTCTGGAGCTCAGATTCATCTGCAGCGCGATCAAGCAGCAGCTTCCATTGGATCTGGACAGCCACTTGGGATAATTAACTTTGCCGATAACGCAGCAAACGTCTTTGCGACAGTTTCTGCCGAGGTAGACGCTACCGCCGGAACGAATGACTACCCAGGCCGCCTAGTGTTTTCGGTTACGAGGGATGGCCAGGCAAGCCCTACAAGCCGACTCTGGATGGTAAATAATGGATACACTTATTTGCAATCAGAAGGACAGGTATTTGCTGCTGCGACGACACAAGGCGCCGGCACGAGCTTTGAAGTGTTTGTTGGTGGCTATAGCGCGACAGGCGGATCATACAACAGCCTTAATACATCAATCAAAATCTGGTCAAACGGTAACGTTCAAAACACCAACAACAGCTACACCGCGCTTTCAGACATCAAGCTGAAGGAGAACGTTGTTGATGCTGGTTCACAATGGGGCGATCTAAAGGCTCTGCGCGTCCGCAACTACAACCTCAAGGAAGGCCAAACTCACCGCCAAATCGGCCTGATTGCTCAGGAGGTTGAACCCATCAGCCCAGGTCTGGTCTACGAATCCCCCGACCGTGACGAAGACGGCAACGACCTTGGCACCGTCACCAAGAGCGTCAATTATTCAGTGCTTTACATGAAGGCAGTCAAGGCGCTGCAGGAAGCAATGGAGCGCATCGAAACCCTTGAGGCCAAAGTTGCTGCTCTTGAGAGCGCGTAGTCCCCTTCACTTCTATGCTTGACAAAACCGCTTGGGAGGAATACTGCGAAGCCAGCCTTGACCTGAGCGATCAGGACGATGTTGGCGAACCCGTGGAAGAACCTCCCACTGATTAGTCCACGTCACTAATACTTGTTGTAAAATAATAAAAAACCTTGATTATGGCTAACGCCACCTGGGATATTGCACAGCTTGAGCGCCATCTTCCCGATGGGGAAATTTGCCCTGATGGTGCTGTATACACAGTCCATTGGACGGTTTCTTTGGAAGAAGACGGTGAAACTGCCGGTGCATATGGCAGCATAGGCCTTGGCGATCCAAGCCCTGAGAGTTTCATTCCATTTGATCAATTAACAAAAGAACAAGTCGTAGGCTGGGTACTTTCTACCCTTGGTGTTGACCAAGTTGTTTCCATCGAAGAAGCACTGCACAATCAAATCCAGCAAAAGTTGCATCCAACTTCTGCCGCCGGAGTGCCCTGGTAATTTATTGCTATACTTTTTAAAGTCATTTGTTTACCATGACTTGCAAAAAGTCTGAGCTGGTTTCCGCCATCAACTCCTTTGGTTCTGCCCGCGCTACCGGCGACGGCAACCTGATTCAATTTGCTGCCAACCTCATTGGCCAGTTGATTGAAACTCTTGAATTCGAACCGGAAGATGACACCGTTTCAGATGATGAGCTTGCCACTGAGCGAGCTGATAACGTCTGATTTAATTGACCTGGCCTAAAGTTGTCTTATCAGCTTTGGGCCAATGTCCATTAGATTAACGGACGCGGCAGAAAACTTCAAGAAACTGCCGCATCAAACAGAAGCCTGGCAATGGTTGCAAGAGGCAATTCCAGTAGATGTCCTGGAAACTTTTGCAACCAAATACAGAGAAGCTCCGGCAGAAGAATTTGCCAACACCTGGGAAGGTATCCTTGCCGCAGCAGCCAAAGCAGGCGCTAAATACCCTGAAGTTTTAGCTGCCCAGTGGGCACTGGAAAGCGGCTGGGGTAAGCACACCTCCTGTAATCACAACTACTTTGGTATTAAAAGTGCCCAGGGGGGTGGTTGTCTTGTCCAAACAAAAGAAGTCTATAACGGCAAAGAAGTCACCGTAGGCGCTTGGTTTAAACGGTTTGCCAGCCTGTATGAGTGCGTCGACTATCTGGTGAACCGTTGGTACAAAGACTACAAAGGTTATAAGGGTGTTAATCGGGCTGCCAGTAGGAATGAATGCGCCCAGCTTTTAACTAAAGAAGGATACGCAACGGATCTTAACTACAGCACCAAGCTCATCCAAATTATGGATCAAAAGCTTGGTAACAGTGGTTCTGAAGTTAAACCAAGCGATCCGCCTCAAGCACAAAGTTTTAATCCCTGGAGCCCATTCACTTATAAGGTCACGCCCCATATCACCTATGGTGAGCTGACACTCAACGAAGAATCACGACGCTTCACCAAGCAATATCAATGTGATACAGCGGTAGAACTTTGCCGTTTCTTAGAAAAAGTCCGCTCGCAGTTTGGTAATAAACCGATCATTATCACAAGTGGTAATCGCCCACCTAAGATTAATCAGTCGGTTGGCGGCGCAAAAGATTCAGAACACCTGTACTCCGGCCCAACTGTCGGCGCTGTTGACTTCTACATCAAGGGCGTTGATGTCCATGTAGTACAAAATTGGTGTGATAAAAACTGGCCGTATTCCCTTGGTTATGGTGCAGATCGAGGCTTCGTACACTTAGGAATGAGGCTTGGGAAACCACGTGTGAGGTGGGATTACGCGTAGTGAAAAAGTACAAGGAACCCTACATCAGGGTCAATATGTGCTGGGAAGTTGGCGACGAAAAAAAATGCGTAACACTTACAAAAGAGCAAGCGTACGCAACGAGAGATTGGGTTGAGAAACAGGGAGGAACCGTCTTTTGGTTCCAGGCATTGCCTAATTAATCAGCGCTGTTTAGCCTTACCGATATTCAAGGCAATAAACTCAAGCACCTTATAGGCTTTACGCAGAAACGCATCATCCTTCGGAGTAGGTGTTAAGGCGCAAAGGATAGAAGCAGCAGCGTGAATGGCGAGTGCCACCTCGACATACTGTTGAATTTTTTCCATGGGTTCAGTCCATTTCTTTTATTCTACAAACCTGGATCTATAAAAGAAAAAAGATTTGTGTTCATCAGATATTTCCCAACGATTATCTTCATGTTTTATGAACCATTTCTTCCATACTTGAAATTGTTTATCAGGTAATGCCGATTCACAACGCATACAAATAGAGTCACCCTCCGGTATTTCCTCCATCCATTGACGCACTTGACGGATTGCAATGGCCTGTGTCCTGGGACCAAACCTACCGGTCAAACTCGAATTCAACCGTGACACGGACCGTTTCTTGCGTTGATTCATCCAATCGTTTAGCTGCCTTTTTGATTTGGCGACCGCTAAGCTCGCAAGCCACACGCACCCTTTCTGCGTACGAATCCATGGCTTCAATCGCATCTTGAGGATCATCCCATCCGGCAAAGAAATCATCCCAATCTTCTTTGCGCGTTGTGGTCTGTATGTTGTCACTGCCCATCACTCTTCATAAATGCGACAGCTTGGGGCCCAGGGCTGCTCCTTGCAATAACACTCTAAACATTCACGTGTTGATTGACGTTTAAATAAACGTTTGATCAATTTTTTAATGGAGTTGATCATAACCTGTTTGTCAAAGAAGCAAAGAGTTCCGGGAAGCGATCAGTGTCTTGATGTTGGCTGTTCCATGCATCCCTCCACTCCGAATAGGAATGATCGTGGATAGTATTAAAATACTCGTCGCTGCCAGGTTCTGCAAGCACTGCATATTCAGGCTCTTGAGAAGACGGAATAATACTGCCAATTAACCATGTGGAATTCTCCAAGACAGTCACGGTAATTCCAGAGTTAATTACACAAAGATTTTCCGTAAATCCATTGGGTTGATTAACGCTAGATGAAATAATTGTATTGACGGTAACCGGTGATTCAATATCTACCGTCTTTGCATAGTCAATGGCCGTTTCTTGAAGAAATAAAGACGGATAGTCTTCATCTTCAAGGGCAATGAACATTTCCGTTGGCGGAAATTCAATGACAACGCCAAGCTCGTAATCAAGAGGCTCATTGCGTGTCGTTGAAACACAGAGCAGATAACTACCGGCAGGCAGTGGGTAATACCGCTCATCCCCGTGATCAAGCCGGGTCCTTGAATAAGTGTTGTATAAATCAGACTGAGCTTGCATCACCGTATCTAAATACGGGATATAAACCTCGCCATCGTTCTTTAAGCCATCTTCAATTGAATCGGCTTCAAAGATGGCACGTCCTTGGATCGGTGTGTGGTTGAGATCGTAGGCAGAAACCTGAATGTAATTAGGGCGCGGGGGCCCTTTCTTTGCAATGATCCAGGCGTCTTTCGCTAGGTTGATTTGGAACCAATGATTATATGTACCGCCGCCAAAGCCACCGTTGGATTGCGTATTTGTATCTGCGCGACCAACGACTTTATTTTGAGGACCAAGACGACCCCTCAAATAGCGCAGCGACAACGTAGAAAAAGTACCCAATACCAATGGATTGGATATGCTGCGCTGAGATTGAGCTAAAGCTGCACCACGCGACATTATTTGATTTGTTTCTTTTTTCTTATTGTAATCGCGACGTATTTACCCCTCGTCATAGTCAGGAGGTTCTGGTGCATACAGCGGATGACGTATGGTTTGGCGATAGTAACGCTCAATTAATTCTTGCTCTCTTCCCATTTGCTTTGCTTTGCTTAACAACATCAAAAGCTCCGGCTTAAATTCCAGGGTAAATGGATGCACCTCCGATGGCGGCATCCCCAGCTGCCAGCTAGTCACCATGTGCAAAGGGTTGCCACACCAAGGATTCCCGCAGACCCGACTCACGTTCAGTGACCCCACATCCCCCCACGCACACTGGTAAATCGCCTTGTGTGGTGTCACATTCTCCGATGCTCGCCCTGTGTGAAAGGCGCGGTAGGAAGGGAAGGCAATCCGCCGTGGTGAACGAGAGCCTGGTAAGTTCAAGTCCCAGCATTCATGTGGATCACGGACGGTAATTTTCTTCCACAGTTCTTCGTATTTATAGTTGTAGTACGGATGTATGAAGTTGAGATTAAATCCGCAAATATTGGATTTGATCTTGATGGCGCAGTGATAACACCAGTGGCTCTGACGATCCCTGATGCGATGGCGGTGGGGACACGGATAACCCCTGTAATACCCATGCGACTCAAGTTGAGAATCGTCTAGGGAATCAATGTTCGGAACGTAGCGGAAGTTGGCTTTATCTGTGGAAGCAATGAGGTTCGCCATCAAGCCCAGCTCTCATAATCGTGACTCCAACGGGACTTCCTTGTTTTTTTGGGGGGCTCCATGAACACGATCAACTCTTTTCGGTTGTCCAATTCAGGGTTTGGGTAGGCGTGCTTGACTCCGTGGCGGTCGGGGCACTTACCCGTACGCATGTAATAGACAACCCGGTGCGCCATGTAGACGATGTTGTCCACGGAAACCAGATAGAAGCCGTTGGTTTTGTCACGTCTTTCCGCAAACCTGCCGTTCTTTCGAATACGGAGGCCACTTGGGTGTTCGTCCGTCAGCTCCAGCCTTTCTTCCAGGACGTAAAGCGGGGGCATCTCCTTGTAATTACGGGGCATGGGACCGCGTGTACAGACGCACACTATACCCTTGAATTCACTTAAATAAAGTACTCGTTACACAATTGTCAAAATGTAGTCAGCTATTGTGCTTTTACCTATGAGTCTCATAAGAAGCACTATGGATGACTACATTTTGCCCCACTCTGTAACCAACTCCATAATTAGGTAAAAACGGATGTATAGCGTGTTTCTATGCACATCTGCCCAAATTCCTGCCTCTGTTGCCTTACTTGAGACACAACACAAGACCCCTTGGACACGAAAAAACCCCGCCTTCCGTAGTGAAAAGCGGGGGAGGGGGCTTCGGAATCAGGCTACTGCCGCCAGCTCCTTCTTCCGTTTCTTTTTCTTTTTGTTACTGGTTTGCTTCGGTTCCTCAATCGCATGGTCTACTTTCTTCAGGACATCCTCGAAGATTCGG